AAAGAACACATGACACATACCTGGGCCCATTGGATATACTGCTGTTACTCGCACACGGCCCATATCGCCTGTGTCAGGACCATGCCATACACAAGTCTCGCCTAAGTTCAATTGCTCTAGCGCAAAGAACACACATCGTTGGTGGCGCTCTCTGTCTGCTACTTCAACATCAAACGCATTAGCTTTGCCCTGTAGCTTCTGTGCAATCTGATGGACCCATAGCCCCTGTGTCTGTGAGCGATTGGCAGTAGTCTGACTACCATAGTAAGGAGCAGCAGAACGGCTACAGCCAATAACAGCCAAACCAATCAATGCGGATAATAATAGCTTCTTCATATATTACTCAAAATAGGAATAACGGGCATCCACCGCTTGCCATTCGCCGTTGGGAAACTTACACAACAAACCTTTTACGTGGCGGGTTTGTCCTTTCATACGATATGATGTGTAGTAGTTACGACATTCTTGTGCTTTGCCTACGTCCTTCATAAAGTGTTCTACACGTGGCTTATCTGAACATCGCATTACAGTCTCGGAACTCTCAAGCTCTCCGTCTTTAGATTTGATAGTCTCATCTACATAGCAAAAATTATGCCCGTTGTCCTCCAGTGTTGCATGTTGATGTGCTGTGGAACAAGCGACGAGTGTCAAGCCCGCAAGGGCGGCGATAATAGCAGATTTCATAGTCATAATATGTAAAGGGGCCGAAGCCCCGTTAGGAATTAGTTCAAGCCTGGATTCAGCTTGGACGCTACAGCCGGCGCATTTTTGAGCCGATCACGCTTCTTAGCCTCAGCAATCGCCCCCTCTACCTTATTTTTAGGAAGAGCAATTCTAGCAAACGAATAGAACTGACCCTTCATCTTATAAGTGTAGTGATTGACGACAGAGTAGTCTGTGAGCGCAACCTCATCAATCTTATTGACGATGAGCATCTCAGTCTCAGTCTCAGAACGCATATCGTCTGGTGTGCCGATGTCGCTCATGCGAATCTTCTCACCTGCGCTAATACGTCCATTGACGACGTCTGCCATATGGCGCTTGGCAATGTTAGTTGCCTTGATTTTAGCTGCCTCAGGGAAGCCGGATTGTGCCTCGCCACAAGCGAAGTAAATCTCCTCGGTGTCCCAAAATGCAAGCCCGTTGGACTCAGTGTCACGTGTCACACACTCTGCGTGCCACTCGGGTACTACATACTCTTTGTGTGTAGCAACTTTAACAGTATTTGTGCCACAGCCAACAGCGGCTACAGCGATGAGAGCAGACAGAGCTGCCAACTTGAATTTGCTAAACATAGCAATATCTCCTTAGGGAGGTTGAAAATGCAGCGATATGCTGCGGTGGAAAAACTTACTGTATAATTCTAATTATATACGATAAATTATTGGTTGTCAAGCACTTTTTTCAAATATTTGCCTCAATGTGAGCAATCTCTTCAGCAGTAAAACCCCACTCAACTGGATACTCTTCGCCAGTAACAATCTGTGACAAGTCAAATCGCTTGACCCATTTGAAACTGTTCATAGGCTTCTTTATTTTGGCTGCCTTGTTGAAGTATTTTACCGCCTTGTTGTTCAAAATAAACTTAGCAAGTGCCTCAGCTTCTGCCATTGTATCTGTAATGTAACTTGTAACAGTGCCAGCAGCAACTGCTGAGTCAGTAGCAATAATGGACTTGGTGCTGCTCAGTGCCGTGCCAACAACTTTGGGCCCAGCTGGAATCATATATCGTGTATTAGCAACGGAATCATAAATGGGGTTGTCACCTCGGCTGCCTGGCAAGTAACGAATAGCATCAACACCATTTGGGCCAAATACATTCTCACGAGCCATTTCTTTTTCTGACTTGTTATTCAACTTACAAGTAAAAGTATCAGTACAGGTAATGTCAAGCATCTTGCCTAGCACCATATCGTCTAAAGCAACACCACTTGTTCTTTCTGCTGTTGCTTGTAATACAAAGTAGCAAGTATCATATTCCCAAACATTCAACTCGCTCATAAAGTTGAGGTTCTTTACCTCATAGTTTCGTATGACTTTGTCCTTCAACAGTGTATTGATAATACCTTTTGGAGTAATCAATGCTACATAACCATCTTTGCGAACTAATGTTGCTGCTAGGTTAGTAAAAAACTTGAACTTCTTAGTGTCGCCTTCGACACCTGTGTTGCTCTTCTTTACATCTGATCCAGTATTGAAGGGAGGATTGCCAATAACTACGTCAAACAGTTTATTCATTGGTAGCTCTGTTATGACTTTTACGCCCATCATTTCTACCCACTCTGTTTTTTCTTTATCATCGGAGTAAAATGTAATATTAGTTTCAGAAGTGTTTGCTCCCATTAGCCTGTTTTGTTCAAGTAGCTCTAGTACAAATTCTACGTTATATAGCACTAGGATATTTTCTGTTGCTTCAACATTCTTTAGAATTTCTCCTACAAGTTTTTTAGTAATAACTCGTGGAGTATGAATCTTATGACTTGACGGCATCATATGATGCTTTTGTAATTTTACAATATGATCCCATGCTTTATCAAATTTGGCACTAATAATAGCTTTGTGATCTACTGTATTTATTTTTGCTGCCATCGTGTGTTTCCTGTGTGTGTGCTAAAATATTTACTGTATAAATATTATTATAGCACACTTAGCAGGAAAGTCAAGCCTTTTTCTTACCTTTTTTTGTCTTTTTCTTTTGGTTGATCATTTTTCTCACCAATGCCAGCTCCAGCTCTCGCTTGGCGTGATATGGCGTTCCGATCTCACCTCTGTTCTCATCGTGCTCAAGCTCAGCCACAATCTCCTGCTCTAGCATCTTGAGGGTCGTGCGGCTGAACTTATTATACTTCTTATAGAATTTAGTCAGCGCCTGCTTTACGGTTGTCTTCATTTTTTGATCCTCTAAATAAAATTCTTAGAATTACTTCTACAAGTATAACCACTAGGACCAAAGGCCCAAATGATATGATGAACATCAATGTTTCAAAATCTACCATATATTCTCATTATAGCTTAATGTTTAGGTTCTGTCAAGTAAAAAATTATAGCCAGCGATAAAATTTATGTTTGCCAATTCTACCAACTGGATATTTTGTCTTCGCCCAGCGTGGATTGACATATGTTGCGTGGTAGTGTGTGCTGCCCTCAGTGATCCCTCTGAAGGTTAGGTTGCCCAGCATCATATACGCAATAGTAGTAGCCTGCCTCCAAGCAAGCTCTTCGTGTGTGTCGTCGTCTTGTCCATCACAATACCAAGAGAATTGGCATTTGTTCTTTACGGGATAGTAAATAGCGTCATTTGGATCCTCTGTAAGTTTTGTCTTTGCGGACTCATACACTGGACCTTCTTTGACTACTTCACATATAGTATTTGGAAACCGCTTATCATCTACACGATTGAGGACTACATCAGCTACAGCAAACTGCCCAGCCAACATATCATTTCGTGCCTCATGGTAAATGTTTTGCGCTAAACAATCAATTTCTTCTTTAGCATATGAGTTGATTCGTCTGCTGAAATCATCCAATGCTTCCTGCTTCTTATAGGATCGTTCTACTTCCTCAGACATATTATATACTTTCTGATTTTCAACAACATCAGATGATCCAATGGAGGATGGGGTTATAAATGCTGTAGTCAGCAATAGCACTACAATAAGAAATAGAGCACGATAGAGCATAGTGCTTGTTCGCCCTCTGCGCTCTTCTTTCTTTTGAAAAATTATTCTTTGCTGTTTCCTATATAGACGCTTGTTCATTTTCTTCTTCACACTATACCAAAATAGCATACTACCTTTTTAGGTTGTAGTTGAGTAATCATCCACCAATGTTACAATATCGTCAAAGTCTTTTTCTAGAACCGCAAAGTCCTCCGTACTTGCTGATTCTTGATATTTTTTGAGATTGGCATGGAAATTGTTGATTCGCTCACCAATTCCTGCATACATTTTACTATTTGGATCCGTATCCAACGGGGCGTTATCTTCACTCCATCCTATACCTTCGATAGTGGTTGTAAGAAACTCTACAACTCGTGTAGCGTGGTCCTGTGCTAACTCTAATAATTCTGTCTCTTCTTCATCTTTTGCTATATAAGAAGCATCTGTGGTTGGGTTCTGTACATCTACAGCTAAATCAGCTACTAGTTCTGTATTTAATTCATGATCATTTGCTATACGATTTTTAGCAGCATCTGCTGCCTCTTGTTCTCTGGTTTCTTCATCTTGTTCGTCTTGGGCGACTCTTTGGTCGAAATCCTTTTCCCAAGCAGTCAAGTCTTTGAGATCTTGTTCTTCTTGCGGAGTTAGTTTAAACTCATCACTTAGTCCAAACTTGGTTTTTGCTCGGAGTGCTGCTAAGTATTCACCTTTAGCCTCATCGTTCATATTTTGCCACTCTTGAGTCTCTTGCCCAATCCTGCTAAATATGTCTTCCCATTCCTCAAGCCCGTCTTCCCAATCATCTATAAGATCCGTGTGGATTGGTATATCTCTTGAATATCTTCTAGCAGTATCTATATATTTCTTAATCCCTTTAAAGAGATCTTTCAAACCAAGGAATTTATATACTTGTCCTTCTTCTATAAAGAATGGGATATCTGCTTCAGCATATAAATCTTCATACATGTCTTCATCAATAATTGATTTACCATTAGAATCTAAATATTTTTGTGCCCATTCTTCTATGTCATATAAATCATTGAGTGCGTCTCTAGCCTTGCCACGTTTTAATCCATCGCCAGATTTCATATCGGCTTTTAACCGCTCGATATGTTTATCTCTATCAAATAGATGTTGTTGTTGATACCATACTTCAGCATTTTTAGCCATTATAGCAGATTTATGAAGTTTAGTCAAGTATTTCATACTAGGACCAGTCCATTCAATAGCTATGTTTCCTAGATCTGGTTGTTGATCATAATCACTGTCAAAATCATATGGCTCTTCTGTAGTTGGTTGTACAAAATTCTGTACCTCTCCTACACTAGGAACATAATTATTTGGGTCTTGAAGCTCTTGCATTATTTCAGCAGCCATTTGCTTTCGTTTTGCTCTAAGCTCACGTTTATCTTCAGTCAGTATAGGCCTATGTGTTGGCTGTTTGCTTTCAAAAGTTGCTCCCCATTTCTGTGCATGTCCTTGAAGGTCCAACAAATACTTTGTTAGCTTTGGAAAGTCTTGCCCACTAGCTTGTGCCCGCTGCTGTATATTAGCTAACTGGGCTTGTAACTCTTGAATCCCATCTTTACTATTACTATTAATCATATTCTTTAGTGTTAGAAAAGATTGTGATAGATCATTTCTAAATTGATCTCTTGAGCTATATCCTTGCAATGGAACTTCTTCTGGTGCTATAGTATTAGTTGCAGGATCCGTGCTAGCCTGCGCCTGTGGCTGAGAATTATTTGCCTCTGGCGACACTTCTTGGCTGAAGTCTGCCGGTGTTATAGTATTAACTGCAGGATTCGTGCTAGCCTGTGCCGGTTTGTGAAATTTTTGATAATTTCCTGCGGTTTGCTGCTGAATTTGTTGGGTAGCTTGTGGAATCTCAGGCGGCACCTCTGGAGCTGGTTCAGGTGTTGGTGCTGGTGCTGGTGTGGGCCTATTAGCATATGAGGCATACCTAGCAGCCGTAGCAAGATCCTCTGGTGATGGTTGCTCTGGTTGCTCTGGCTGTTCTGGTTGAAGTGCTGGGTCAGCTTGTTGATCGCCTACTTGTCCTGCAGGGACAGGTTCCTGTGATACTGTAGTATCTTGTGGTTGTTGGGATAGTGTTGGGTCTTCGCCTTCTGGTGCGGCAAACTCTGCTTCTTCTTCTGGGGTTACTTCTGGCGTTGTATCTTGTTCAGGAGCAGCAGGAGCTTGAGTTGGTTCTTCAAACTCCGCCTCTTCCTCAGGTGTTACTTCTTCTTCTTCAGGCTCTTCTTGAGCTGTCGGAGTAACTTCTTCTTCTGCCCCTTGGACAGTTTCTTCATTTTCTTCTTCTTCATTGCCCTCTCCTTCGTAGGAAATAATAGATTCAATAGTATTGACACCAGCAATACCATCTTCCTCTAATCCTGATTCACGCTGAAAATTAGCTACAGCCTGTGATGTCTTTTGTCCGTATCTGCCATCTTCTTTGATGCTGGCACTAGTAAATTGGTTTAGCCATTTTTGAAGCTCTTTTACTACTTCACCGCGTGAGCCTACAGATAATGAGGTTTCTTGTTCTGCCATTGACTGTCCTTATTTTTTATACAGTCGGCGCATATCCTTAGATAGTGATTCAAGGAAATCTCGGTACATTGGATAGTCACCCCAAGATTTGCGGATGGCATACTGAACATTATCTGATAGCTTGGCTCTTCCTTCAGACAGTTGTGGATGTCTATACAAAGACTGTGCAAACTTTAGGTAGCCTTTCATTTCAGCAATTGTTTCATGTGCTGAATCTGGTAAAGCATTCCCCCCAAACTCACGCTTGAAGTCATTGTACATTTTGACTAATTCTTTTGACTCATTTGTGTAGTGTGACATAAAAGTAGCATATGGTGCGCTAAAGTATTTCCTAGCCCATGCGTCATTGTCAGCAGTCATATCGAGGACTTCCTCTTGTACAACTTCTTTCTTATCTAAATCAATGTTTTCCAATAAATCATAAACTTTCATTCATTGTCCTTTAAATATCTCTACTTTTATTTATCGTTTTTATTGTCTGACACATCCAGTAGTTTTGGGGTCATCCCATTTACCGCATATGTTTTTATAGGCTGGTTTATTGTTTCGTTTTGATGAATTGTCTTTTTTGGGAGGATTGGCTTTTGCTATATCCATCTTGCTGCTAGCACTTGCTTTGCCAAATCTAAATGCATCGCCTATTCTATTAATAAGATCAAATGCACCTTCATCAATTTCTACCAATTTCATTATCATTCCTTGTTGTGGGAGGTTTTCTGTTGCCGGGCTTACCCCCTCTAACCCCGAAGCCTCACTACCTATTAGGCAGCGACTAGATCACGATCCATTGAAAAATCCAAGGATGTGATAGCTTCAGCAATGAAACTTTCGTTTGCATTTATAAAGTTTGATGGTAGGTCATCGCCCTCTTTGCTCCTCTTTGATATCGTTATCCTACGTCGAAACTATCATCCCCCAACATACCACTTCGTAAAATGCTATCTTGGTGGAGATGAGGGTGGCGAAACCCTGTCCGTAGCAACTATTTTCTCAAGTCATCAAGCAAAATCTTTTATCCGATGTCTGGAACTGCCAGTGCTGTTTCTAAGACTGCTAATACAACAAATATTACTAACATACATATCAGCCAAATCGCTAAATTCCTTGCATCATTCATATATATATTTATGCTGTATAGCTGGTTCCAGAGCCAGATACTATTGTAGCTACATATGGTCCAGCAACGGAGTCGCCAACCCTGGCAACGCCAATTCCATCCGCAAATGATACGCCTGATGCTGATACAATTGAGCTTACATGCCCACAGCCTGGAAGGACAGCATCGCCTAATCTTGCTACCCCAGAACCGTCAGCAAATGTTGTACCACTTCCTGATATAATAACTCCTGAACCACTCCATGGTGACTTTGGATGTCCTAAGGGGCATGTACCTACTGTTGTATCACCTATTCTCGCAATAGCTGGCATTTTACATTCCGTTCTTTTTGTCTTGAATCTCTTTGCGACGAGCAGTCACAAGTTTACCTAAGTCACCCAATGCTTTACGAGCTCTTGGTGCTGCGGCTTTTGTACCTTTGTTTTCAAAGGTAGCTGATTCAGCTAGATAGAGATTGAATGCCTGTATAATTTCTTCGTGAAGTGTCATTGTTTTCCTTATATTGCTAAGTCACTTGTTCTCTGTAGATAATCATCAGCAACCTCTTTTGCGGATTTTACTACACACAACAATTGTTGATTATTTAGTTTAATAGTTGCGTCCATATTAACAGTGTATAAGAAAGGAGCCATCACTGCTCCTTCTTGTGTAATAACAGTAACTAGTGGCTTATTGACTATGACTGTTGAGCTATCCTCGCCTTCATACCTAGCAATAAGTTCTTGTCCAGCTACTGTTTTCAGTGTTACTACATCTCCTTTTTTATATGGAGTTTCAATTAGCATTTACACCTTTAGTGTCTAATCCCATTGTCTCGATATAAGTAATCATTTGCTCATATCCTCCAACAGGTGTGTTATTAATTTTGACTTGTGGGAATGTTCTAGCATTAACAAACTCTGTTAGCACTTCTTCCCGTGTAAAGTCTTCTCCTAGCTTTTTGTATATATAGTCTATGTTACGAGTCTCTAAGTAAGTCTTGGCTTTGAAGCATTGTGTGCATTGATCCTTGCCCCATATCTCTATCATAAAGTAAATCCTTTCAAACTATCTTTATTTACATCTTGTTTTATACCGCCAATAATATATGATTCTACTTCTGTCTCTTGTGGTGCGACTTGTAAGCCTGAACTAGTGAGCCAATGTTGTGTCCATGGTAGAGGGTTTGTATTTACTGGTTGTTCAAATATTGTATTATAGCCTAATGCTCGTAAGCGCCTATTAGCGATGTATTCAACATACTGATTCAACAGTGTAGTATTGAGTCCGATCATTGAACCATCTTTAAATAAATATTCTGCCCATTCCTTTTCCTCTGCTACACATTCACGCCAAAGGTTATACACTTCTTCCTCACATTCTCCTGCTATTGTTAGCATGTCTGGATCATCTTTACCTTGCATCCATAGTTTTAGAATGTGTGTTGAGATAGCCAAATGTTGTGCTTCGTCACGGGCAATAAAAGAAATAATTTTAGCAGAGCCTTCCATTAGCTTCAGTTCGCCAAAGCCAAAGGTACAAGCAAACGAAACATAAAAACGCAATCCCTCTAGGATATTTACGGTCATCATAGCCAAGAACAAGTTCTTCTTGACTGTTTTCATATTTGAAGTTTTATCGCTTGCTAACTCTATAAATTTATCATAATGTCTTGTAACAGACTCTGCTCGTTTGATGATATTCTCATCATCAAGTATAGTATCAAACACCTCAGATGGATCAGCATATATATTCTTCATTATATGCGTATATGAGCGTGAGTGGATAGTCTCAAAGAAATCCCACGTTACAATACAACCCTCAAGCTCAGGTAGTGAAACGTGTGGTAAAAATGCTAGACAAGGACCACGCCCTTGCACAGAGTCTAATAATGTTTGATATTTTAAATTGGATGTAAAAATATGTTTTTGTTCGGGTCTAAAATTTTGATAATCTGATCTATCTTTTTGTAAGCTAACTTCCTCAGGTCTCCAAAAATAACCTAGCATTGTTTGATTTAGCTTATCAAACTGTGGAAATTTAAACACGTCATATCTTTGTGTGCTTTGTGGAGCACCAAAAAACATATGTTGTTTAGTATAGTCTATTTTGTCTTTATTAAATACAGTCGTCATTCATTGCCTCATATTACGCAGGACTCACATTCCTCAGCATCTTCTAGCTCAGGTAATGGTTCAATTTTTCTTTCGGTTTCTTCAAAGTCACTAGGATCAGTCTTAAAATCATATGTATTCTGATAGTAGCTTGTCTTCCATCCTAGTTTATATGTGGTGAGCAAGTCCCGTAACATTACGCTCATAGGAACTTCGTTGTTATCGTAGTTGAGGGGGTTGTAGCTCCAATTACCACTAATCGCCTGATCAAAGAATTTTTGCATTACTGCTACTATATTGATATAACCTTCGTTGCTGGGCATATCCCATAGTAGGGTGTAGTAATTTTTAAGGCTTTGATACTGCGGAACAATTTGTTTAAGAGGCCCTTTTTTGCTTTTCTTAATGGACAAAAATCCTCTTGGAGGTTCGATTCCATTGGTAGCGTTTGACACAACAGATGAGCTTTCTGATGGCATTTGTGCGGACAGTGTTGAGTGCCGTAAGCCGTGTTCTCTGATATCAATTCTAAGAGCTTCCCAATCATAGTGATGCTGCTTTCCACATATATCATCCAAATCCTTTTTGTAAGTATCAATAGGAAGGATGCCATCATAGTATTTAGTGCGTGGGAAAGCAGTGCAAGGTCCTTTCTCTTTGGCGAGTTGGTTACTTGCTAGCAATAAGAAATATTGAAATGCCTCTGTTAAATGGTGAACTAAATCAACAGCGCCTGGATCATTATATCCCATTTTGTGTCGTGCCAAGAAGTGGGCCAAGCCTATATAACCAATACCTAAACTGCGACGAGCTTTTGTTCCATACTCTGCTGCTAACACTGGATATCTCTGGTAGTCAATCACTTCGTCTAGTGCTCGTACTGCCAGCTCGCATATTTCGTGTAAGTCTGTAAAGTTTTCAATCACACCAACATTAACTGCACTCAAAATACATAGTGCTATTTCTCCGTCAGTGTCGTCTATATGTTGTAATGGGTTGGTTGGAAGGGTTATTTCTTGACATAAGTTACTCATATATACAGTGTCTTTGAAACTGCTATGAGTATTACAGTGATCTACATTCATAATATAGATGCGCCCTGTTTCTGCTCGCTCCTTTAATAAATCTGAAAATAGATCCATTGCTTTGAGCTTTTTCTTTTTGATACTTGTAGCTCTCTCATATTTTTCGTATAGCTCTTTGAACTTCTCTGGCTCTCCAAAATATGCGTCATACAAGTCTGGAACATCGTGCGGGCTGAACAGTGTAATCTCACCATCCCCAAGCAATCTCTCATACATTGTTTTGTTCATTTGTATTGAGTAGTCTAGCTTGCGAACACGATTGTCCTCTGTGCCTTTGTTATTTTTTAGCACAAGGATATCTTCTATCTCTTGATGCCATAGTGGGAAGTGTACAGTTGCTGATCCTCCCCGTACTCCATTTTGTGTGCAACAACGAACCGTAGATTCAAACTTCTTTAGGAATGGGATAACACCAGTGTGTGCTACTTCTCCGCCACGTATTTTTGAATTGACTCCACGGATGCGTCCTGCGTTGATACCAATGCCTGCTCGCTGTGCTATGTAACGTCCAATAGCCATATCTGATGAGAAAATAGAATCGAGAGTGTCATCAGAATCTACTAATACACAACTAGCAAACTGTCGCATAGGTGTTCGTACCCCTGCCATAATGGGAGTTGGAACATTTATCTTAAATAGCGAAATTGCGTTGTAGTATCTGCGAACATAGGAGAGGCGTGTTTCTGGTGGGTATTTAGCAAAGAGTGTAGCAGCAATCATCATATACATATATTGCGGTGTCTCATATAACTGACCCGTACTACGATCTTGACATAAGTATTTGTCCACTACCTGACGTAACCCAGCGTATGTAAAATTCTCATCTCTCTTGTGAGCAATATATGTATTGAGTTTGTTTAGTTCTTCTTCATCATATAGTTCTAGGATCTCAGGATCATATACTCCTAGTTTTACATTTCGTTCAATTAGATTCTTTAGTGGGATAGTACAGTAATCGCCAAATACTTCTTTATATGTTCCGTATAATAAAAGTCTAGCTGCGGCATATTGATAGTTAGGGTGGTCCAATGATATTAAATCATTAGCACTACGAATAAGGACTTCTTGAATTTCCCGTGTAGTAATACCATCATAAAACTGGATGTTTGCGTTCATCTCAATTTGGCTACTACTTACGCCTGCGAGTCCGTCACAAGCAAACTCCACTACAGTGTGGATCTTATCTATGTTTAGTGGTTCTTTAGCTCCAGTTCTTTTAATGATATTGATCTCTGACATTCTTATCCTTTTATTAAGTCATTTATATTAATTTCTTTTAACACGGAAAATTTATTATCAATATCGTCTTTCAAAAGTATTTCATTATCCATTCCTAATACATGGTTATCTACTACGCAAAGATAGCGTGTCTGTAATTCTTCATCTTTAGCTATAATAAACTTCAAGTCTTCGTCTTTATAGCGTTCTGTTAGTTTTAGGCTATAACACATTCCTAACGTGCGTAGGAAAGCACAATACCTATTTTCAAATATTAACGTCCAAGGGCTAGGCCAATCCTTTTCATCCCAAGGATTATACTCCTGACTCTTTAGCTCTATTTTATTGTACTTCTCTGATACATCCTGTAATGGATCTTGACTCTTTTCCAAAGAGTCTCTAAACATCGCCCAGTACAATAGACGATCTTCATAAGAACCTTTATCAAACATATTAGAATTTTAGTTTATGATTCACCAGCTTATATCTAAAATAGGTTGGGGCAACAAAATCACTAGTGGCTCTCAAATAAATTGAATACACCGGATCTGTTGATGTTCCATCGTTTATAAACTCGCCGGAAAAATGTATATCATAATTTAGATATCCAGTTATTGTTTCATATTTAGAATCGCCAACTTGATCATAGCTGTCGCTAATGTAAACTTTATCAGCGCCTGTTTTATCACATGCAATAGTTAACACACCAGTTCGTTGTAAATCATAACTCTGATTAAACATATAGTATTCTAGTGTATAACTTTGATTTTGTTCAGCTGGTAACCGCAGCACATTCTCAGGTGTGCTTGAAGTATATATCATACAATCATGAGTATAACCACTCTGATGGTTAACATTGCCTTTTACTTCAGCAATATATGTAGATGCTACAACAAACTCGGTCCTCAATAAATCAGTTCTATGAAAATAATCATTTACTGTTTCGTTTGTTGTATAGTTAAAATCTAAAATTGGTGTAATAGATTGATACTCATTGCCGCCATAGTTACCTACACTTCTAAATGTATTATTTGTGCTAAGATTATTTCTTCCTCTATCAATTTTTATAGCTTCAGAATGTATATCATCAAATGTAGAGTTTGATATAATGTTATTACAAGGTAACTCATTATTAGTATTCATCTGAGCACCAAAGACTATAGCCCGTCCTAAATCATGGAATGTACATCTATCATATAAGTTTTCTATAACATATTGATTAGCAATTGTACCATATGTAAAGTTAGATATAATAGTGTTTGTGATAGTTACATTACTAGTCTTAACAACAGAACTCAGTGAGTCTAATAATATACCAACACTTCTAGATAGTTCTGTAGCATGAATAGGAGTAAGTGAATCGCCAATTACCCAACTACCTTTTATCTTAACATTATTAATAATAGACTGTTTGCAACTAGATAAGTGTATTCCTATGCCATTTTTGTCTGCGTGTTGTATTGTTAAATTCTCTAATCTTATAGAGCGTGGCTGATTGTTGTAAGTTGTAGCACTATCAACAGAAACTTCATCGAGAGCTGGAAGTCCAGGTTGGCTGAGATCATTTACTGTTATAAAGGCAGCCCCTATTCCTATATAATCAATTATAGTTTTATCTACACCTGCTCCAACAATTGTAGCATATGGAGGAATGTATATAGTTTTAGAAATAGTATATGTACCAGGATCAATATTTAGCACAACTCTGCTACGGGGATCACCCTTTGTAGCATTGTTTATAAACAGTTGATCTATTGCTCTCTGGAATTCCTCTGTTACATCATCTAGTGGATCACCCATACAGCCAAATGCTCGTATGGATACTACATCATCTAACCTGTCTTGTAGAGAGCGTGTGGTAGGGCTTGCTGGTGCTGAGCCTGTTTGAACAAAAGGATAATCCTCTTTGTAAGCATAAGCATCACCAAGTTTAAATATATTATCTCTGGCAGTAAGTATCTTTGTATTGCCAAGCATTGGGGCGCCTTCAGTTAGGCTACCATTACCAATGTATAGTTCCTGTGTATCAATTGCCCAGCCAAGCTCTCCACTGGCTAGCTGGGGTAATCCTAATCCTTGATTTTTCTGTCCTCTACGGATCTGTATTCTACTGATTTGGACAACAGCCACATGACTCTCCTTATTCTATATTGTGTATTTATGCTGCTGCCTGTTTCTGATAGTAAGCATATAACCGCTCATACCACTCGTGTCTCCACTCGTCATAGTTCTCAGGAGTCAAGTCAAACTGCTGATACTCAAAGTCTCTAGAACACATAAAGATGTGTCCTTCACGAATATTAGTTCCATATATTTCGTTATGTGCTTCAGCGTAGGCTACTAACTGTAAGTAATAGTCAATAACCCATTCTTCTTTTTTAGGCTTGTTCGTCTGTTTAAAATCGCATATTGACGGATTACCTTTATACTCACAGACTAAGTCAGTTGTGCCAGCATACATATTAGGCATATATACTGCTATCTCAGAGCCCCATATCTCAGTGATTTGGCTAAATGCTTGCTCACGGATAACTTCTGCCATTTTGTGTGCTTGTTGGGCATATGGATTGCTTCCAGGTGTGGGCCACTCGCCAGTCTCAATGTAGTCCTCAAGATATTTGTGCATCCTAGTTCCTACACCGGCAGCCTCTGTAGTAATCTCTTGTGCTTTTTGTTCACCAACTCTCTTCCGCCATTCCATTAGATGAGTTTTGTCCTTTGTAGCGTCTAGTACCGTAGTAACACTAGGCACAGGACCGCCGTTAGGAGCATTATAAAGTCGCTTTCCATCGACACTCGTTCGGGTGAGGGGTTTGTAATCAAATTTATTTACTATTAGACTCATATTTAATTTAGCATAGAGGGATCATTATTAGAATCAAAGAAAGTGTCATCATATGAATAATATGGATTATTATATGCTGTATCGTGTTCTGCTTGAATAAACTCCACTTCTGGAACGTGTTGGCGGAACATACCTTCGATTCCCATTTGTAACGTATAAGTTGAGCCAGCGCAGCCACTACAACTACCAGACAGTTGTAATGTTAGAACACCATCTTCAAAACTAATAAAGTTTACCACCCCACCATGCATATCCACCGCAGGTGCTACATACTCTTTTAGAATTTCTTTAATATGTGTAATTACTTCTTCGTTGGTTCTTACTTTTTCCATTTTATACTTTCATTATAACACGAATAATTTCGTTTGTCAAGTCTTTTTTATACATTAGATCCGAGGCTACTAATATCAGTAGCTTGTTTAGCCAGTTGCTCTACTCCGTTTGGATCAGCATCAGTTGCTGCTTCCTCACCGCCTTTGTCATCTATTGTTTTTGCTGTTTTAGCTTCAATTCCCTTCTGATCAAAGTTTGCTACCATTGTCTTTACACGTGGATCAGTATCGTATGAAGCTTTAAATGCCCCATAGTCAAAGTTTTCTCCACCAGCGTTACGCATTGCTTTGTTCAAGTCAATGTTCATAGCGCCTTCTTTTTTGTTCTCGTCTGTTACTTTGTCAAAGTGTAGATATAAGCCTGTGTTCTTTTCATCAGCAGCGCCAATTAGACTGCGAAGAACCATAGCTAATTTTGGTGCTGTGGATTTAGGTCCTGCGTCAGGCGCGGGTGGAGGTGGAGGAGCTTCTCCATCCATCCCCATCATGTCTTCGCCTTCTTCAGAAATTATTTTTTTTTTGAGCTAAGGATTGTTCCTAGTGAGTGTGATAGCCTATTGATGCTTTCTCTTGCTGGGCGTCCTGCGTCTTCCATTCCGCCTCCTGCTGCGGGTGCTGTGGCAAACTCATCTCCGCCTGCTTCCATACCTGCTTCCATACCTGGTTCAGCTGGCATCTCTGCTCCCATTTCAGCTCCGCCCTCAAGTGGTTCCATCTCGCCTTCTGGCGCTGGTTCGGCACCCATCTCTTGAGGTGCTGCGCCGCCTTCGCCTGTTAACAAGGATACTCCTTGTGTTAGTGCGCCTCTTGATGCCTCTAGTGCTTGATATAGTGCTTCTAATGTGGGTTTTACTGATTGCTGGAATTGATCCGCCTGCTCTTGTCCAAGTTCATCACGGATTGCGTCTGTTAGTTTCAACATACTTTCTGATTGCATCTCAGCAGTATCCTGTAACCATTTGCCTACTGTATCTACAAGTTCTTTCGCTGCCATTACAAGTTCAGCTTGCTCTTGTGCACCTTCAGCTAATCTTGAACCGTTGGTGTACATAATGCCTTCGCCTCTTAGAGAATTTACGGCATCTTTGGCGTGTTTGCCTGCTTGCTGTCCTGAGGATTTTGTTCTAACTTTGAACTTTTTCTTAGGTTGCATTTGCTTAGTTCTATATCTATCAATAGCGTCATCAGCAGCATCTACAGTATTATCAACTCCTCTGCCTACTCTTTTTACGCCTTTCTTAGCAAGCTTCATACCTGGAGTAATGACATTGTCATCAACCCATTGTTGCCCTTTTCTTAGTGCTTTACCTATACCAAGGTCCACTGTTGAAGTACGTTCTGAGATATGATTTCTCTCACTAAGAGCAGCATTTAAAACATCCAAATACATTTTGTTTCTTTGGTAGTCTTCGTTTCGTATTGTAGCATCAAAACTTTCTGTAGTTTCAATGTCACGCAAACTTGTTCTCACTTTATTGCGAGCATCTTGTAACTGCTCTAAAGTAAATGCCTCTAAATCAATCTTTTGGCCGAAGGTTTTAGCTAGAGTTTCATTTAGCTGTGCAGCAGTTTTTGGTTTCGAAATCTCTTGTAGTTTCATGATTACTCATCCTAATAATATATTTTATTTATTTATCTTTACGCTAATATTATTTCTTTAATCTGCTGTTTAGCATGAGCAGTGAGTGCCTCAGATAGTTCTAATCTCGTAGTAATAGTTAATGTCTTATCTGGATTATCGGAATGTGCCAATGAGTTTTTATAAAATCTACTATCTAGTTCATGCTTCTCAATTAGCTTATCTAATTCTTTGATTTTAGATATGTGTTCTAAGTTGTTCGTTATTCGTGCTCTAACAAAAGCAAGAGCTGCTGCTCTTGTCCATGTTTCTTCTATTACACGATCCCGCTCAACATCTATAACATAATAACCTGCCTCAATTGGCATAATCTCATAACCGCCCACACGAATATTATTATTGATCTTGACTGGAATAGTTGATAGCATTTTAGATTTATTAATGAGTGAAAAGATTTGTTCAACGATGTGTTTATTGTACATTTTTCCTTACTGAAACGAGTCCACCTTCAACAATACGTTTGACTAGGGATTTCCTAATCAAATCATTTAAAACAACTTGCTCATGATCATTGAAGAAAGTCAATAAAACATTATGCTCAGGCATTCTGTCTAGGAGAGCACTTTCTTCATTATTAACGTAGATACTAAATTCGCCTAGTAGCTCATTCAGTCTCATATCACGTTAACTTTTGTCCCGGCTTTTAGTCCTTGCTGAGCGCCAGGGCCGGATGCCTTTGTGTTTATTGTTACGTTGCCTTGCTTGTCAGTAGATGCAGCTCCTGGTTTCTTTGGATCCTTAGGTATGTTCATTGTCACCTTTGTTTTAGGATCAACCACTGTAGTAGCTTTGGGATCATCTTTGACGACTTGCATTTGCTTAGGTCCGTTAGCATTGCCAGGACCAGTAGGAGGTGTGGGCGGTGTGGGGCCCATTTCTAATAACGGCTCTTGTGTAATATCTGATATTCTCATATTATTCCTTAGTGTTTGTTGAGCCGTTGTACTCGTTTAGAAGCAGGATTTACTCGTTTGGTTTTTTGTGCTTTACGCATCATACGAGCGCCTTGCTTAGATTTAGTCTTTCTCAGAGACATTCGTTTTTTGATATCAATAGGAGCATAGCATTGTGACATAGAAGTAACAACTCTACCATTGCGTTTGCCACCTGAACATCGATATTTTCTTACAACTTGTTTTCCGGATCGAGCCCAAACTTGTTTTTCGTTTATCTCGATATCCTCTAATAATTCTTGTACTTGCATACAAGTATTTAGTCGATATGTCTAAAAGTTATATTTTTCTTTCGAGAGTCTTTTGTTAACATAACTGCTTGATCTATCTCTGCTGTTTCATCTAGTCCTAATGTAACAGGAACAAAATCAAAATCTTCTTTAAACATATCAGTCGTAATAGGAGTATCTCTTTCATCTTCAAATGTTATAACCCAATACTTCTGCTTACCTTTAAAGTTAACACCAAAGCCTAGTGTAGAAATTCCTCCGTGTTTTAGTTCAATTTTTGTAGGGGTTAGGTTAGCTCTTAAAGATGCTGTTTGGATTAGTGTATTTAAATTTGATTGTTGTGCGTATTCTTTTTGATTATCATCGCCTCGACGGGCGTTTGTATTTGTAACGTCAATAAGTGTTAGTATTTGTGTTCTCATACTACTATTTAAGTAGAAGTAAAAAAAGCACCGCAAAAAACGGTGCTCTTTTTACAGTGGGTTAAATCCCTATCTTAGTGAAGTGGAGCGAAGTAAGCAACGATTGTAGCGGAACCACCAGCTTCGGCAGCAGCATCGTCAATGTTTGGTTCGCCAGTTGTTTGGCAGCGGAACCACATCTCGCCCAGTGTTGAACCACCAGCAGCCTCAATCTTGTCTTTGATGGGAAGTCCATCAGGAGTACCAAGAGCGGCAATTGTTACTGTATCTACTGGCAATGGATCAGCACCATCTGCATATGGATGTCCATTTGGGTAACCTGTTACAGGTGTAAAGATGTTAGTAGCTGAGGCAGTTTGTGTAGCAGACTTGCCTTGAGCCATAGTCATCTTATTCATAAAGACCCAAATATCATCATATGTCATAGCCGATTTTACGAAACGAACGATTAGTTCGCGTCCTACATCAGCTTGGTTATTAGTAAGAGTTTTATAATTATCAGCATACCCCCACCCGTGATGGGTTGTATAATTCATTAAATCAGCCATTTTTCATTCTCCTTAAAAATGTTTCTAATATTATTTAGCCATTTTTTGATTTTAAAGCTCGCTTATGTAGATTTCGTAACATCTGAACTTCAGCTGGTCCAGCATCTATGATATCACTTATAATCTCAAATAACGGATGATACGAGCTGACTAAGTGGCTTGGTATTGATTTACCTTCCCTAGCATGGCGTAGGAACATCATGAGCTGCCCTAGTTTATTTCCTTCTACGCCTAACCTTCTATATAACATAAACTCTTTAGGAGTTGTAGTTATATCAGGTGTGCTTTGTGCAGGCTCTGTATCTGTAACTCGTGAGCTTTCTAAATCGTTATCTGCGACTAGCTTGCTAAAATCATCTATAATATCGCTATTTCGTAGTTTAGCTCGTAAAGCATATAATAATTTAGTAGCAATATTTTTTTGAGCCTCTCTAGACTCTTTGCTGTAACGCCCAATATAGCGTCTCAATTCGCTATAATCTTTATTGTTTATGTTTAATCCATTCTCTATACGAATGAACATTTGTTGTGTTGAAGACGGAGTTCCTACACTCATACGAGCTATATATTGTGTAACCTCTCGAGCAGGAAAAGCACTCAAACCTTGCTGCCTTCGAGCAGATCCTGGATCTTTTAGTTTTCCTATAGCTTCGTCATCGCCTTGAATAAAATATATGTAATTGTATAAGTCTGTTCCGCTTGGGCGAAATGCCTTATAACTGTGATGTTTTGTTTTAGATGCATACTTATGAACAAAACTTGAATATCTTGGGTAATGTTTCATCAGTTCCATACTAAGAAGTATAAGATACATTCGTTCACAACAATCACTATAAGTGAGAGATCTCTGATTTAGAGAGTCTCTAATCATTTTAGATTCATGCAATTCTTTTATAAATTCCATCATCGTTCTATTGCTCTGTTTGCTGCTGTAAATCCTGCTCTATTAACTAACTTAATAGGACCTTCAGGATGAGATAATACATAGCCTTCACCTCCTGGAGTATCACCAATAGATGCTTTGACATCAGCGTCTTGCTTGTCAAACTGATCTATAATATGATCCTTTACAACTTGTATTTCTCTTACTATTTTCCATAGTGCTGTAAATCCTGCTTTGTTGTTTTGAATATAATCTCGCATTCTCTCTTGCTTTGGTGCGCTAACTTTACTACTGGCTAGCCAATCAAGAAAGTCGCCCCCCAAGTCATTCATATTAGAACCAACTTTACTGTTTGTGTATGTGTAGAAGACAGAAGGCAAATCTGATATTTTTAGCCCTTGTAATGTTTCTCTTTTTAGCAAAGAATCAATAGCTTTACCATGCTGATTGATATGAGCTTGTAACTGCTTTATTTCATCGTTCTTTACTTTTGGAGATTTTTGTACAACGACTGGAGGGAATATCAATGCCTCTCCGTCACCAAAATAAGCATTGGGATCAATGCTTAATGGTGATTCAGTGCCATCCTCACTAACCTCATTGTGTATAACTACGCCTGTTTTAGAACGAGCGATGCGTTGCCCTAACTCACTCTTGACAGGTATAGTATATGTTACAATATTTGGTGTGAAGACAAAGTTACCGTCTACGACTTTTGGCGTATCAAAGTACAGCAAGTCACCCTTGAAGTATCCAGTATGATCCGGTGGAACTACTGATTGAAAGCTATCAAATATATTCTTCATATTACGGGCAAACTTGGCATAACCATCTGGAACTTCCTGTCCTTTGCTCAACTTCCTGTTTACCAACATTTTTTCTAATTCTCTGCCTGATTTGCTTTTGCCGTCGTATCCCTTCGCACCAAAACCCGACTTGTCTGTTAGCACAAACTTACCAGTAACTTCGTCACGTCCAAATATGATAGCAGGAGATCCGTCCCACTTTATAGTGACATCCTCATGTCCTCCGTTAGCTAAATTCTTAAGGCTTTCTAGAGCACGAATTGCTCCCTGAGATCCCTCCCAGAACACAACGTCTTCGGCGTGTTGGATTCTTGCGCCTTCCATTAGTAACTCATCTTCTAATAGTAAAGATTCACTAAATTCAAAAAACCTCATAAGCCAGCCGCTGCCTTCATTTGTTCTAGCTCGTCATAGTGCTTGCTCTCTTGTAGAGATAAGCCCTCTTTAGCAAACGCATCACGAGCGTCAGCTACGAGCTTCTCAGCATCAGGCATTACTTTTACTTTAGCCCACATAGCCTCAACTGAATCTAAATCTTCAGCTCTGCCATTTGGTCCTAGTAATTTCTTTGCTATCTCGGCTGGGTTTTGTGATATAAGTTCTCGAGTTTCTCTGTTAACTAATCCTTTTTGAAAGCTCCACATCATTCCTTTAGCTTTAGCAATAGATGCCATCATTAGATGTCTATGCTTTCCTTTGAATGGAGAGTCAGATGCTATACCTTTCATGCTCCATCTCATCCAATCTTGATCTCCAAACATCAGATCGGTTTGAACAAAACCGTTGCTTTCGTCGCCACGGATAGGAGTCTTGAAACTAATATTGACACCAAACTTCTTTATCCATTGTTTAGGATCTAGATTGCGCTCATTAACCCAAGCCATAAGTTTGTTGTAAATCTCTTCCTTATCTTTTGGATTAACAGCTATATCTAAATCACCTGAAGTGTCTTTTATTCCTGTTGTGCCTAGTTTGAAGTCTTGGTGAGGAACACCTGTTAACTTCTCTAGCCAAGCTAGGGTAGGTTCAACATCTGCTCTGTTGATTCTTTGTGTTCCACCTTCGCCAGTCCAAATGTTGCCGCCTTCATTTATTATCACGCCGTTTGCTTTCAATTATTTTATCTACGCCTCTCTTAAATTTGCGAGGATCACCTGAGCGTATGCTATTGAAAAACCTACGCTCAAGCTCATTAGCAGTCTGTTCATCATACGTTTCATAAATCTTTTTGAATAGATTTATACTGCTGTTTATAATATTGTTGGCTGTGCTCTCGATGAGATGATCCGTATTACGGTTCCTTGCCATTTCGTTTAGTTCTTGTAATATAGAACGAGTCTGCTTTTTCATATGCGTATTCCTATAATATATTTATCAACTAAACAAACTTGAGATGCTCTCCTCGTTCGTTACTCTACGCATAGCTTCGCCAAATACTTCAGCAACTGTAATCTGTCGTATCTTTGTTATTTCTTTTGGGCAGCGATCTGATATAGTATCTGTTATAACAAGCTCTGTTAGCAATGATTCTTGTACTTTTTGACATGCCTGTTTAGATAATACTCCGTGTGTAATATACGCACGAACTGACAATGCACCTTCATCCATAATAGCTTGAGCAGCATTACAAAGAGTGCCGCCTGAATCAACAATATCATCTACTAGGATTGCGTGTTTGCCTTCAACTTCACCAATGAGATTCATTACCTCAGACACTCCAGCTTTGGGTCTTCGTTTATCTACTACAGCAATCTCTCCGTTGAAGCAATCCGCAAACTTACGAGCACGAACAGCCCCGCCAGCATCTGGTGATACAAACACTAAGTTTGATTCTGAATCATCAACATCAAATAGATTGAGAGTTTTTTTGATGTCCTTTACAAAGACTAGCCTACTAGTCAAATCATCTACAGGAATGTCAAAGAAGCCTTGGATCTGCCCTGCGTGTAAGTCCATAGTGAGCACTCTATTAGCGCCTGCTGTAGTAAGCAAGTTGGCTACTAGCTTTGCTGTAATGGGCGTTCTGCTTGCTGATTTGCGGTCCTGCCTAGCATATGGGAAGTATGGAATAACTGCTGTAATCCGTTTAGCCGACGAGCGTTTTGCTGCGTCAATCATAATGAGCAGTTCCATTAGGTTATCATTTACAGGAGTGTTAGTGGATTGGATTATAAATACATCCCGTCCTCTGATGTTCTCTTCAAAGGATACTTGGACTTCGCCATCTGCGAACTTGGAAATTGTGCTGGGTAGTATTGGAACGAAACAGTGTTCAGCTATTCCGTCGGACAGTCTCTTGTTTGAATTGCCTGCGATGATTTTCATATTCTCCTTAAGGTTAGGGTATAATTTTCATTATACCCTATTTATAAGGATTTGTCAAGCAAAAATTATTTTACGTTGTCTCTCACTTGGGCAAGCATCTTCTCGTCAAGTGGTACTAGTCCTGCATCTCCAAGATAGCCCCAGTCTCCCATTGCTGCGTCAGATACATATTCGTTCATGAACTCCTGCATGCCGTGTATCACGCCAACGTGTTGTCCTTTGCCATAAAGGTATAGTGGGCGAGCAATTGGATACTCGTATGATTGGATGGTGTCTAAGTTCAATTCTACACCATTTACCTTTGCTCCTTTGATTTTGTCTCCGTTCATATCTAGAAAGGAGAAACCAAAGATACCAAATAGATTTTCATCAGCCGCTAGTCGTTTTACAATAAGTGTATCGTTTTCGCCTGCTTCTTCTACTCTACCATCTTCTCTGAACAAGTCGCAGTTCTTCTTGTTTGCGGCTTTGATGTCAGCTGGGCATCCTTTACGCATCACCAACTCTACCCAAGCGTCTCTGGTGCCTGAGGTTGGAGGAGGTGCTAAAATAAAAATCTCTTGATGTGGGAAGCGAGCATCAATCTCGTCCCAGTAATTTGGCAGACTTCCTTTGGCTGCCATTGCTTGCCATAGTTCTTGTACTGTTACATCAAACTGTGGTCCTGTTGTTTTATTAGCAAACGCAATACCGTCGTTGCCAACAATCATTTCAATAATATTAGTTACGCCATTGCTTTTACATAATTCTACTTCTGATTGCTTTATATGTCTGCTTGCATTTGTGAAATCTGGATGTTTTGGTCCTAGTCCAGCGCAGAACAATTTCATTCCACCACCAGTACCAGTAGATTCTACGATAGGTGTTTTGAATCCTTTTTGTCCGTGCTTCTCAGCTACAATAGTGGTAAAGGGATATACTGTTGATGATCCAACAATCTTAATTTGATCTCGCGCCATAGCAGGAGTAGCAGCCAACATAGCTACAGCAAAGAATGCTCCTACCAATTTCATAAATCGATTCATATATGTGTCTCCTATATTATATGATGATTACTTTGTAATCATAGTTACTTATTTTCCTAATGTTAGGATTGTGTTAGAGTGAGTTTTCTAGATTTAACATAAAATATTTGGGTGCGTGAATTAATGATAAATACATTGTTACGATTGTAACATACACATTTACACATAGAGGAGTAAAAAAATGGTTCAATATTTTTTAAATGCATTCCGATCGACTCGGAATTCAGACTTGAAATCCTACTTCAAATCTGAATATGGAAATGATTGGAAATATGCCTATTCCCAGTATTTACATACTAAACAATTACATCCACAAGATGAAAAAGTTCGTTGGTAAGTTATGGCGGAAGATAGAAGAAGTCCAAATGAAAAGGGCTGAACACCGTCTTCATGCTTTAGGCTATAAAATTAAATAAATAAGTGTGAGCCAATAATGGCTCACATTACTCACACACACGAAAGGAACTAATATGAAACCGAATGGATTTGCAACCCCAGAACAATTAACCGATATGATGAAGAATATGATGCCTGAGTTTAGGACCGTAGCAAAAAATGGCTACGAAATCAGAACCGAAATATTGGGTCTCGCTAAGGACCAGGTCTGGGCGGACTATACTGCCAAGTTTGGAGCATGGGAAACTTCTGTAAAGAAGGAAGGCGATGAGATCGTCACTACAGTTCAAATGCCTGAAGTACCAGGTGTGGCGGCTGTTCTTGAGGCGGCGGAACGAATGTACTCCTTTGTTACTGGAAACAATAAATAAAACATAGGAGCAAATATATATTTGGGGCGTAGCCTCCTTAAGACAAACAAGCCATAAAAAAAGCTGAACGGGAAGAAATCATTACTGCTGTTTATATACAGGTACAGTAAGCAAATTTCCGTTCAGCTTTCTTTTTTTAAAGCACTTTTATATTAATAGACTCCGCCATCTATAACATTAGAAGGTGTAGGGACACCTGAAGCATCATATCGTAAATAGAAAGATGCATCGGGATCGACGGGTGCAGTAATCGTCTTAAGATCATTAGTGCCGTCACCATACAGTATAGAGTTAACAGGGACAGAAGCCAATCCTGTTCCGCCGAAAATAACATCCAATTGTTGTTGAACTTTAGTTGTCAAATCAATTGTGCCATTAGCAATATGCTGATTTAGAACTCCCAAGTCTTTGATATTGAGGAAGTCTGCTGTGATCTCAATTGTAGAGTCATCTACATTGACCCACATCTCATTACCATCTTTGCTAAGTCCTTCGCCAGCAATAATCATTCCAGCACCAGAGAACTGAACAAAAGTAAGTGGATCAGTACCTAATGTAGGAAGTCCATCGTGTGTAGCAACAAAGCCGTTGTTGTCTAATGTATTACCTCGTTCTACAAATACAAATACACCACCAGCAACTTCGTTTCCACGATAAGCATTGCTAGCATTGTCAGCATCGCCTGAGCGTGTCAATGTCCAAGATGATCCATCAGCAGCAGTTACATCGTAAATACCGTTTTGGATTTGATTAGCTTGATCCTTGACAAGGATTCTCCAACCAACTTGAGCAACAACGCCATCAATAGTCAAAGCACCTGAGCCTGTCAATGTAGGTTCTGTATAAGTTCCTGTCAATGGTGCGGTAGTAGCTAACTGAACTGCTTGCTTTACATCAAGTCCTTGTGCTACCTGATCAACATATGATTTATTCGTTAAACTTGTTGCTCCAAAGTTTGCGTTGAACTCGTATCCAACTGGGACTCTTACAGTACCTGTAGCACTGACAGTCATATTGATATCATCACCACTAGTAGCAGTAATGTCGTTACCATCAATATTTAGATTATCAATTTGAGCATCACCAGTCAATGACATTTTACCTGTAGCTTTGTCAAAGGTAAAGTTAGCATCGTCCTCAAGCTCACCAGCAGTGCCAGCAAATGTAATGCGAGTAGCTGTCAAGTCCTCAACATTCATAGAGGCGTGTGTGGATTGTCCATCTACATCCATTGTTCCTGTTACAGAGGTATTTCCGTTAACAGTGAGGTTAGCATTAGTTGTAGGCGTTCCTACAGTAGTAGCCATATTAAGCTGTGAGGTTCCTACTACATCAAGATTGTCATCTACTTGTGTTGTTCCAGTAGCAGAGTCAAGCACCAAGTTACCAGCATTAGTAAATACTTCGTTGTTATCAAATCTAAGATCATCTAACAATAATGTTGTAGATGATGAGAAGTATCTAAACTTAATATCGCCTTGCATTCTGCCGTTTGTTCCGGCATAAGTAACTTCATTGACTTCGATATCTTCAATGTCTATTGAATTTACTTGTGTATGCATGTTGATGTCTGCTAGTGTTCCACTATTGACTTGGAGGTTGTCATTGATAATAGTGTTGCCCGTAGCACTATCAAGGATGAGATCCATTGTAGCGGTGTCAATTGTATTGTCTGTTGCTACAGCAATTCTAATGTCACCAAAAATAGTTGATTTAGCATACAAGTTGGCCCAACGATTGAGTGGGGAACCCAAGTCCCAAGTGTCATCTGTCTCTGGTACAATATGTGAGGATACTTGAGAATTTATTGTAATAGTTTGTGCAGTAGATACACCAATAATAGTATTGGATCTAACATCTAAATCGCCAATCAGTGTTGTATTACCATTTACAGTAGTATCAACACCAACATCTAATGAGCCTTCAATGTTTACATCATCTGTAATTTCAGTAATTCCATTAGCACTATTAAGAGTCAAGCTGCCAGCAATAGTATCAATAGTTACATTATCAGTTACAGCGACTTGAATATTGTTTTTGAATGTAGCGCCTAAATCTACAGTAGCTGATCCATCAATATCTACATTGCCAGTAACGGCTACACTATTATTGATTTGCGTAAATCCTGCTACAGTCAAGGTATCATTAAGTGTAGTTGCTCCAGTAACACCTAATGTATTGCTGAGTGTAGTTGCTCCAGTAACACCTAGTGTGCCGCCTACTGTAGCATTTGCTACCATAGTTACATCGCCTGTCAGTGTAGAAGTGTTAGCCACTGCCAAAGTAGAGTTGAGTGTAGTTGCTCCGGTTACTGTTGCTGTTCCTGATACAGTTAAGTTATCATTTACTGCGACAGTTCCGCCGTTGCTGTCTAATAGCAAGTTACCTGTTTCAGTAGTAATTTGATTATTGTCCAGCATCAGATCATCAACATAAAACTCGTTGATTTTCTTATTGCTATCTACAATAACTGCTGCATCGGCTGTTAGAATTCCTGGAGTCTGATCCAGCATTCGTGTATAGAATGATCCACCAACGACGAGTTCACCTGATGCTGCTCCACCTGGTGATCCTAAATACAGTCTTTCACCTGTACCAAAGTCAGCACCACCAACAAATGCTAATTCGCCTGGCGCCAAACCAGTTGGGGCATTGCTAGTTGCTGTCCGTTTAATTTGAATAGTTGTTGCCATTTATTTTTTCCTTATTAAAACTCACCGCCGCTAATGGTTAAATCGCCGGTATCATCTTCTATATGATTTGTAGTATGCCACATTCCTTGATTATATTGAAGGAGGCTACCATTTGTTAGTTTTGAACTATCAATATTTATCAGCTCTTCTAAATTAATATTGGACGAGCTAATCACCCTAGTATATTTTGCTGGGATACTTTCTGGATCTTCTCCAGCAAATGTTTTGGTTACTACAGCATACGCATCACGCCCATATGTGACAACATCACCTGGGTAATAACCATCATGTAGAGGATCAAAGATCCCAACATATTCTAAACCTGAAGTATTCTTAACCCAATCTGAGCTATAGACTCCAACTGAGTTTATAGGAGCATCAGCAGTACCAAGCTCATTGGTTACAGAGTAAGAGCATCCATGGAACACAACAGTGTCTCGGAAAGCATATCTTCTTAAGGAGCTATACTGTCCTTCCAAACTATAACCAGCAGCCACAACATCAAAGCTAGTTGGTTCTGTTGTAGGATTTGTTCCGGCAGGAATATCTTTTATTGCTATATAAAGTGTTCCTTTCCAACTAACAATGTCAGTATTATTGAGCTTTTGTGAGCCATTGTAGTTAGGCACATATTTTCCAAGCCCACTAGCAAGTTCAATCCAAGTTCCATCTTTAGCTACTGAATAACTTTGTGGAGTTCTTGTATCTCCACGGAGTGTGGTTTGAATGCAAATATAGGTGCTACCACCATATTTTACCATTTCATTTTCATAATATATTTTACCTGGTACCCATTCACCAGCATAGTTTACACCTTTAGCTAATAGCAAATAGCTTTCAGATGCAATCCCAAGAGGATTGTTTCCTACCTCGCCAGTAGATACAATTAGAGATTCAGCTAATACTACATATAAAGATCCTCTAAATGTAATAGCATCATACCAAACAAGCTCTTCACCGTTTAGGCTGTCGAAATCTCCTCTAAAATTTATTCTGACTCGCCCTAGGTTTAGCGTTGCCATAATTCGTTCTCCGGTTCTTCTGTTGTAATAATAAAGTATCCTGCATTGCTGACATAAGTGCTTTCAGGATCAAACATATCGCCATGTGTAAAGATTAAATCTCCAGCAGCATCTATGGATACATCTATAATAGCACCAAAAGTTGCTGCAGGTGCTAAGTTTTCAATTTCTATTGCGGATGAATCACCGCCTGCGTTTGGATTGAGTCTGATGCCTTGTCCAGCTACTAAATCAAGTTTTTGTGCTTTAGTGTAGCTAGACTTGACAGCAAGTTGTCCATCAACATGAATTTGTTTGAAGCCGTCAGCCTTATGCTTTATTTTTACAGAGTTGAAGTCTTGCTCTTCAATTGTAAAGCCACTGCCTAAATCAAAAGATAGTCGCCTAACATCTGAACAAGTTTCAACAATAGTATCTGCTGTTGATGAGTCGTCAGATTCTTTTAGTGTTGATATAAGACTGAGGGTGCCTTGAGGTTTTGAATCAAGTCCAGGAAGTAAGGGCCAGCCTCCTGGAGTTTTTCCGTCAGATATTCTAATCTCGCCAGTTTCTATATCATAGAAAAGTAAAGACGGTTCGCCAACAAACTCGTCTAATTCACTCTCGGCTTTTAGTGCTGCGGAAATTCGTCTTACTGCTGCCAATAATCTCTCCCAAATGCTTTAGTAGTATTTATGCTATAAATACTAATAGGCCCAAGGGCAATCAGAGAGGGCTTGCTGGTAAAATCGACGAGCGATGAAACAGCGACAGATTATAAATGAGCCAGCCCGAGCAACATAGAAGGCAACTGCCTGCGTTTGGTAGATGATTGCGTAGCGAATCACCCTTATGTTATGCTCTGTTCGGACTCTGCTTATATATCTACGCCTTGCAGTCCTGGGGATAGATTAAGTCCAGCAGAGGTTACACAAGCCTCAACTCCATATCCTAGCTTTGCCATTTCATCAGGCAAATAAAAGATTACAGAATATGATCCTGTCTTTGGATTTACATAGATAGCTGAGTCACCCTTTACAACATTTGCTTGTGGAGAGTTGCCTGGGATTTGAATTACAGAATCTGATATAGTCATTTGAACTTCTCCAAATGCTCTAATCTTTTTCATAATAGTATCAATTGGTCCACAGTCTGCGACTAGAGGTAACTTCCTCATTCCTCCCATTGCTGATGGTTGTGGTGGGAAAGGATTTTGATTTTGGGGAGGAGATGGTTGCTCCTTCTTATTGAATAAATCGTATGGGTTTGTTTCTTGTGCTGACAGCGTTGTGCTTGCCATCATAGTCGCGATCCCCATTGCGGCGAATGCCTGGATCAGCTTTTTCATATGTTCTCCATATTGGGTTATAATATATTTATATTATTAGAAAAACTTATCAAATAATTGATGTGAGGATACATCCATTGCGAGTTGATATTGTTTTCCGTGATGGAGATCGAGGATAAAATCTCTTGGGACTTCAGCTACACACCAAGAGTTTTCAATGCGGTAGGGCCAAGCTCCTGCTAGTTCAGCAGCGAGTTGTCCAGGCTGCCAAATCGACATTCCTCCAAACAAGCGCCAGCTCTTTGGAGGATTGCCCTTCGCTATTTTCATAAGCATTTCATTATCACTACTAACTAGCATACCCTGTCCTGCTGAAATTGTGTTTGCGCTATGCCATTCGCTACTATGTAGCAATACTAAGGCGTTTGGATTTACTGGCCCTCCGTGATATACATGGGCGTTATTATCGAGAAACACAATTTTTTTATCAGCACATATGTCCTGGACAGTATATCTAGACACTTTATTTATAATGACTCCAATAGTTCCTTGTGGGTTGTCCTGATAGATATATACTACAGATTTAGCAAAAGGATTATCCCTTGGCATTCCTGGATGAGCAATAAGTATTTTTCCTTCATATGATGTCATGCCGTAGTCTCTTTTTTATACTGAGCAACCGCAACATCAAATTTATTTTTACGTCGTCCAAGCCCTTCTTTTGCTGAGTTAATCTTACTAGTTACTGCTGAAACATCAAATGGATCTGCCTTTCCTATGACACGATTTTCAAAATAATCAATAGCAATTTGGTTTATATACTCGTCATCAGCAGCAAGATCAGGATCCTCAACTAGAGTCATATCGCCAAACAATCTATCAGAAGCGTTGGCGTAATTCTCTTTCCCAGTCAGTTGGATCCATCCTCTGCCTCTGTATAGCCATCCGTCATCTCCGCCTTCGTTACCATTTTTGTTACCATATATATGTTTAGCTATAGCTTCTGGGCCATCATTGGCAAGCTCTTTAGCTTTTTTCTCTGATATGTTTGGGAAGACTTCCCTCAGCCGTTCGGCGGTGTATTCCAAATTTTCCTCTTTGTGTTTAAAGTTTGAGCTTTCTACTTCACATTGGGTTACAAGTGCTATGATCCAAATCTCTCTGTCCTCCATATCACGCCATTTGTTCCTAGCCTCTTGAGCTAGCAATGCGGCTTGAGGATTTCTAGGTTTGTATTCGCCGGAGACTGAATCAAATTCTGATCTGTTCTGTTCTATTTCCTGTATCAGCTTCTTTGCTGCCTCCAAAAACTTTGGAAGGTGCTTGAACTGAAAAGGCTTCGGGGCTGCTGGTGCCTCCATCAAATCTGTAAGTTTCATACCGTATTTAGCTAAAATTTTTTTCAAAAAAAAAATAAAAAAAGGCTTGACTTTTTCCTCAGGTGTGTTATAATATATTTTAACAGTTAGGAATACTACACACAGGAGAGACAATGGAACATTTAGCAGCATACGCAAACGTAGTGACGCCTTGTACAACAGATGGTAAGCAATTGGCATTTGGTGTGCTGGAGCAGACGAACACACTGTTTTTACACAATGACAGTGAAATTGCTGGTGCGCTAGGCAAAGTAGTTACAACAAAAAGCTGGGAAGGTTGGAAGGCAAACAGAATAAATGTTTTGAATAAAATTGAAATTAGGGGTTGACATTTTATAAAAGTGTGTTATAATAACATTATAAACAGTAAGCAATTTAGCTTACATTATTTACAATAGCTAACAGGAGCTAGCAATGGAAAAAGTAAAAGTATTAGTAAGCGGCGAGAAGAACTTTATGGAACACGCACTGGCACTGGTGACAGGCTTTGGCGTTATTAGCACACTACACAATACTGAGGAGGATGAGAACGATGAGTGGACAGAATTTGCTGAGTTTGTGCTTGTAGGTAGCAGGGACGACATTGATGCTAGGCTTGTTATGCTAGAGCAAATTGCTGCTGTAACTGAGAATGAAGAAGCGTTTGGCGGAGAGCTAGGCGAAATAGAGTAAAAAAAGGTAAAAAAGTGCTTGACATTTGGCAGGCACTTTGTTATAATTAGAAATATACAGTAAATATTTTACACACACAGGAGACACTATGCTCAAGCTGATCCACGCTGAAGAAGTTACTCACGCACTCGAGGCACTTTATTATAATGCGTACATGACTATGCCTCCAGCAGGTGTTGATAATGTGACACTCATCAACCAAATGGTAGCTGATAAGGAGAAAGGTTACTCCATCCAGGACATTATCCGCTACATCTTCCCCAAAGACTAATATGGGATTCACATCGTTATTTTATGTATTCAGTCGAGGTCCCAAGCACTTCATCAAGACTGTGATAAATGTTACAATCTTCCTTGTGTTTTGGAAGTATGTCGGCGATCCATATTTGCTGCCAATCATCCAAGACTTTTTCCCAACCCTATTCAAATAGGAGAACATGGATCTGAGGTATGATATTATCGAGTGTAACACACACGATAATATATATTACATCCTAGACAATGACACTGGTGTTATTGTACGGACCACAGACGATGCTGACACGGCTCGTTCTGTAGCACATGACTTAAATACCAATGGCGATAACTTCCAATTGGAGACAGTATAATGGGCGGAGCTTTATTATTATATGCTGCTGTGAGCGTTTTCTTTTATGTAGTAAATGGACCACCCCCACCAGAAGGTTACACACACGACGATGTGTGCATACGATGCGGGGAGGATTATCAATGGATCTCACCTATGGACTCTGCCGTTGGCAATGACTCATTTGATGAGAACGGAGCACCACAACAAATCATTATTGAGGAGAACTAATGGATAACGATTTATGGATATTGCTAGCGTATGGTATTGGAACCTTCGTTGGTATTATGCTTTGCGAGCTACGATTTGAGGAGCGTGTCAATGAGGTGCTCAGAGATCTCGCAGAGGAAGGCTTTATCAAACATCGCATCAATGATGATGGCGATTTCGTTTTTATCAAATCTTCTAACAAAGAAGATAAATAACCATAACTTCAGAAGTAGAACTTACCATGTTTAAGATTTTATTAGGCGCTGTAATTGGCTCACTTGTAACTTATAATTTTATCCTCCCAAACGATGACTACCGGGAGACTTTTGAAGACTTCAATGACTGGACTACTGGCAAGATTGAACAGCTCTTTGAGGATCCCCCTGCTACTGAGCAGATCCAAGAGGCGGCACAAGACGCTCTAGACACTGTCCAAGAAACCATTGAGGACTTGAAATAAACACAGGAGTATATATTGATAGGCATTGACGAAGTGACGGCGGGTGTATCCTATGCTTGCCGTTTTCGTGTGGAAACAGTGCTGGATGAGAATGGGCGTCCAGCCAACCCACTATCCCCACCAAAAGAAAAAGGCACTTACGAATCCCTCGGCATTATTATTCAAAGAGACCTACCTAACCAACTAGTATTACTCAAAGACACAAGAAATTTTCAAGAGTATATTGTTTCATTTGGAGACATTTGGGATATAGATACTATTGAATGGGTTGATCCTCCCGATGAGGATTGACGAGTCCCCGGCGCTGGGTCCAAATATTCCTCTCGGTTAAAGGCTGATTGTTCTAGGCCGCCCGACGCCACCCTAACCTCCCAGTTCGCTGGGAGGCTTCGGACGCTATGCTAAATAAAAATAAAGGATATTTATGATTGGATTTGTATTAGCATTCTTATTAGGATTAGTTGTGGCAGATCAATACAAGCCAGATTCTAGTCTTACCACATATCAACCGTATCACGAAGAACATATCAATTTGATAGTAGAGAACACAAATGAAAAGCCTATTGAGGCTGTATTCATTTCAGAGACTAGCGAAGTGTATGATTGGAGCGATAATCAACTACAGAACTATAATAGTAATAAAACTATTTACGAAGGGCAAGCCATTATGATCCAAGGACTGCCATGTGGCTGGGATATGGATTATGATATGAAGGTAACCTTTGCTCGTCAAGGAGATTCCAATAAGGAATCACAAATTAGGTATGCGGTACCTGCTCCTTGTGGGCCACCAATTTATTGGAAAGTTCCATAAAAAAAGGCTTGACTTTTCTGCTCAGTGTGTTATAATTAGAACTATAGCGTAAGGAAACGAATGCGTGGCACGGACCTAAAATTTACAACAGCAGGAGACTATATGGCTACTAGAAGCAGAATTGGTATGAGGAACGCAAATGATACCTTTACTTCAGTATATGTTCATTGGGATGGCTCACCAGACACTCGTATGCCAATCCTAAAGGAGCATTACAACACGCCAGAGAAGATTGAAGAGCTTCTGTCACATGGCAGTATTTCATCACTCGCAGACTCCATTGAGGAGACTGTATTCTATCACAGAGATAGAGGCGAGGAGCTAGACATTCGAACATCAGAAACTCTACAAGAGTTTTATTATGATGCCTATGCTATGTCAGAAGAGTATGTGTATCTCTTTGACAATGGCGAATGGACAGTAAGAGATTAAGGAATATAATGGATTTTGACAAATACCTTATTGCGGCGGGGATCATGCCGTCGCCATCAGAAGAGTGGGACACCATCCACAAAGTCACACAAGCAATGATTGACACTCATCATTTGTTCTTGGGCTTTGTTGTTGATATGTATTTTATACATTTTGATGAGTATCCTGTCTCATTCGCACAGGGCTGTAATAGATTGATAGAGCACGATCCAAAGGCTATTGGATCATATGCTCGTGAGCTTGGCTTCTCTACAAAGGAACTGAAGGTGTGTCTAAAATCCACACACTTCGATCATGTAGGAGTAGATGGACTCATCCGTAAGCTAGGTGAGATTGCCTCTACTACTGAATCAGGCGAATTAGAAATTGAATAAAAAATGCTTGACAAATGGAAATAATCCATATATAATTAGAAATATACAGTAAAGTTTTTGCTTTACATTTTTTCAACTCTAACCTATGAGGTTATTATGGCTGGTTTATTTTCGGTTGCTGGTACAAGCAGATTGAATGGCATTGTAAAAGTTCGCTTTGCTAACAACATTTACCAACGAACAAAGATTCTTGAGCGTGGCGGGCATACAGAGATCAACCTTTTAGAATACAAAGGACGCTTTACGAAGCTTCAGCTTTGTGAGTTCCTAATCAACCACCCCGCATTCCAAGATGAAGAGTCACAGTCTGCTATCTTTAGATATGTAGCACAGAATGCCAAAGATAGTTATGATACATTCCGTGGCATTGCTTCCACTGAGGAGGCAGTTTTAGCTTAA